GGCGGGGGAAAGGTTCACGGTGATGCGCTTGGGCGGCAGCGACAGGCCGATGGCTGCGATGGCGTTGCGCACCCGCTCCCGGCTTTCCGCGACCGCCTTGTCAGGCAGGCCGACGACGATCAATGTATAAGCGCAAACACTGATTAACGATTACAGCGTTAAGGTGTTTGAATGGACGCGATTATCTATATCCGCTGGTCGTCGTTGGAGCAGACCAAGGGTGACAGCTATGCCCGCCAAATCAACCGCTGCACCAAATTCTGCGCTGACAAGGGCTACAACGTCCTTGAGACGGTAGTTGACGAGGGCAGGAGCGCCTACACAGGCGAAAATATCCTCACCGGCAACCTCGGTAAGCTGGTCGAGCGTTTCGAGCGCAGAGAAGTCCCAGAGGGCACTCTGGTTGTCGTAGAGCAGCTAGACCGTCTCACCCGATTGCCGGCGCTTGAGGTCGTTGGCTGGCTCACCAGGGTTTTCCCTACCGGCATCAAGTTCGTTACCGCCGACCGTGGTACGATGGTCAGTAGGGCCGCGATGGAGGCCGATCAACTCAGCTTCATGAGCCTCATCTTCGACAGCTTTCGAAGCCATGGCGAGTCGAAGCGAAAAAGCGACCTACTTCTCGATAGCTGGCAGAACCGGCGTAACGATGTCGTAGAAGGCAAGAAGCGCAACATTACTGGCGTTTGTCCAGCTTGGCTGCGCTGGGACAAGGAGGTGAATGAGTTTGTTGTGATCACGGACCCTGATCCGCACCTTGACCGCAGGCTGATCATCCAGCGCATCTTTGATGAGCGCGACGCAGGAGTCGGACACGCCATCATCGCCCGCAAACTGAACGAAGATGGCATTCCATCATGGGGCGTCGGTAAGCGCAAAGCTGATGGCTGGCATCCAAGCTATGTCTACAAAATTCTCCACAACCCAGCCGTGATCGGAGAATTTCAGCCGCGCAGCAGGCGCAAGGGTGAAGTGACCGGGACAAAGATGGGGCAACCCATCCCCGACTATTACCCTCAAATAATCTCGCCAGCGCAGTTCGAGCGCGTGTCAGCATCGAAGCAGGTTATGAATGTAGGGGGCGGCACCAAGGGCCGGGTGAACCTTCTAGCCGGTCTTGTTTACTGTGGCGTTTGTAACCAGCGAATGATCTACCTCAAGAAAGCGAATGCTGGTCGCGCCAGAACCAACCCGAAAACCGGCACGGTGACGATCGATAAAAGCGAGGGCGTCTACCTCAAATGTAGCGGCGCTCACCGGGGTCACAGGTGCGATCACAAAGCCGCCTTCAATTACCACTGGATCGCTGAGGCCGTGCTGGACAACCTGCTCAACTCAGCACTCCGCGATGTTCATTTCGAGCAGCGCAGCGTCATGATCCAACTTGCCGACCAACTAGCCAGTGCTCGACGCGAATTGGAACGCTTTGAAGCGCAAGCGCAGACAGCGTTGGATATGACGCTCGATCCGGCGTTCAAGCATGACCAGCGCGTCAAGCAGCGGTACATCGATGTAGGACGCCAAGCAGACCAACAGCGTGAACTCGTCAATGCACTGGACGAAAAGCTGTCACTCTCCAAGGGCCAGGTTAGCCCGGCCGAACATCTCAACCGGGTCGCCAGCGTTCGGACATCCATTGACAGTGAAGACGAGAAGGTCAGGGACGCTGCGCGAACGAAGGTCATGGATGCCTTTCAGCGCCTAATCGACCGTATCACGTTCAAGCCTGATCGGACAGTCGAGGTATCCGCGTTAGAAGGTAGCCTTGGTTGGCAGTTCGATGACAAGGGCAAGCTGGTAAACCGCTTTGATTTGACAGTCGGCCTTCATGAAGATCGGCTTCGCAACGGATTATTGCGCCGGGATAATGTGGACCGGCAGGACATTGCTCAGCAGATTGAGGAAATGCAGAAGCGCAGGCTTGAAGCCCTGTAAAGCTCGTGGAAGCCCTCTCGCAGAAAAAGCGCCTCGCTTGCTTGCGGGCGCTTTTTCTTTTGTATGGGCTTCTGAGGGGATCAGTGACGCGGCAATTCGTAAACTGACACGCCGTGTTCGATCCGAAAATATGCGGGATGCCTTTCCACATACAGGCGCTGTTCGCGGAAGACCAACCCGAAGCAATCTTCCTCATAGTCAGCGGAGCAATCGACTTCTTCAATCAAGTAGTCAGCCAACGCGCTGAGATCAATCTGCTGAAACATACAAGCACTCCACGTCCGTTTCGTGCCATTTCAGCTATTGTCTCCTGAACTGCCTTGTCATCCAGAAAGTGAGCTATAGAAAACTCTTCTGACCGAACCACATCTTGTCTTGCGTTTCTGGATAGATGGCTTTGTATGTCCATAGGCACTTAGAAAAGGAATGTGCCGATGAGACTTGAGATAAAGGAGTTGCGCCACTTTCGCGACGCAATCCGAAAGGACGTTTTGATCGATCTTCGAAGCCGGAAGCACCTTGTCAGTGACGAAGAGGTGATGATGAAGGTCATCGACTACGGAAACGCATTTCTCGAAGCCGAAAAGATCAAACCCAGCAATCGGGGTCGCGTCTTGTGGTTCGATCTACATTTCGGGGAGCCAGCGAAGGTAGGCTTCACTTGGGCCTATAATCCCTACCAGCCTCTTGATGGGCGCAACAACTCAACAATGTTTTGGCGCATGTGGTGGGAAGATGAACCCATAGAGGGCGTGCAGCGTTTGGCAGAGGTTCAGGAGGAGATGGCTGCCTATCTGTTACAACACCAACCGAAGCCGAACTAAGGAATAAATATCAGGCAATCAAAAAGCCGACATAATCGGCTTCAGTTGCTCCTTATGATCAATGGGAAAAGCCCTAGTGACCGGCATTAGGGCTTTTCTTGTGTCTTATTTTCCGGGCCGCTTGTAAGCGATGGCCGCGTCAATCGCCGCTTTGTCCACGCCTTCGTCGGTCAACTGCTTGCGGATTTGGGCATCCGTCTTGCCACCCCTACGGAACCCGCCGACGCGAATATTGAGGCGGCTGGCGTCACTGACATTACGTTCACGCTTCGGCGCTTTCTGAGAAGCCTGCGGGGCAGCAGCACTGGCCGTAAACACGGTATCAAACGCACCCTCATTCGTGGCTTCGATCAGAGCGTTGAGGAAAGGCTCGAACTGGCTTTCAGGAATGTAGTTCGTGGTTGCGCCATTGACGGTGAGATCGACGCCATTCACAGCAGCCTTGAACTCCACGACGCCATTCTTTGCCTTCCAGAGCTTCGGCCCCTTAACGTTGGCGCTGCCCGTGAACTGGGCGAGTGCAGCTTCAAAGCGAGCAACCAGCTTAGCCCGATCCTTGTTGATGTCGTACGGCTTGGCTTCGAACTCAGCCTTCAAGCTATTATCGATGAACTTAGACAGGTCGATCTTTGCCACAGTGCGCCTCCATGAAACTGATGGCCGCATCCCTGCCCGACATAGATCGGCAAGTCAAAAAGAAAGGGAGGCGCAATGGCCCCCCTTGTATGAAGTGGTCTGCCGGTCAGCCTTTGGGCTTGTTCTTCCTCGTCTCGCGCATCTTATCCGTGCGCTTTGCGCGAGCAGCCTCAAGCTCGATCAACTGCGCGTCGAACTTGCCCTTGCTGATCTCATCAGCGAAGTAGTTGAGCGCGTCGGGGAAGGACTTCGTTTCAACGGCTAGCTGCGTCTCGTCACCGCGCAACTTTAGCGCAGTGTTGGCGTACCGAATGCTGAATGCCGTATCGTTGGCACCGGACCTGAACCAGCGCCGCCCCTCCTTCTTCGGCTCCGCGAATAGTGCCAGCTGCATTTTGATCGCCTCAAGCACAACGTCCCGCGCAGTCCGCTTACCGGTGGTCGTCAGGTCAGCAACAGCGGAAACCGACTTCAGCGCAGTGGGATTAAAAGCCATTTCGTAAATTCCTATCTTCGTAAGCAACAGCGCCTACTCCGATCGTATGCATTCAGGTGATCTGGCAATCATCCAATCAATGAACTTGATTTTCAGAAAGATCGGAAGAGCTAGCCACGCCAACTAAGTAGATGATGACCTGCCTAACGACCGTCAAGATCATCTGCGATCCCGATCACGCCAGACTATCCGAAGTCGCGGCATGGCTGATAGAAAAGCAGAAGATCGGCCACATCATCCTGACGACGACCGAGTTTGGCATTGACCTATCAACGATGAAGATATGGGTCGATGTCATATGCCGGTTCGTGGACGCAAGGGCAGCGATGGAATTCAAACTGACCTTCGGATAACCCCTATGCCCAATCTTCCACCCAACTTCAATCATGGCGGCAGGAAGGTAAAAGCCGTCAGAAGCGATCAATATGTCTATGACAGCAATTGGCGTAAAGTCAGAGCAAGGCGGTTGCAGGAAGAACCGCTATGCAGACATTGCCATGAACGCGGACACATCACACCCGCGACACAGGTGGACCACATCAAGCCGAGAGCAGATGGTGGGAAGGATGTTTACGAGAATACACAAAGTTTATGCGTCCCGTGCCATGCTACCAAGACAGCAGAAGAGAACAGCCAACGTTTCAGAATTTAATGCCAAACAGTTTCGACTCAAACACAAGACCGCTATCATCCCATGCCTGCTGAGTGGCCATGACGTTGCCAACTGCAATTGGCCCCAAAGCGATTATGACAATCAGCGCAAGGCAGATGCGGGAAACGGCTTTGAACATTGGCTTCGTCCTTCAAGTAGAAGTCAACTGCGTAATGTCTATCGACACGTCGTGTCTACTAAAGACTTGGTTAAGTTCAATGACTTCGCCATCAACCCAACGGTTTAGAGAGAAGTGCTGTCATTACGCTAGCGATTATGTTATAGTTCGATCATTGACGTCATAGCCCACGAGCACGACGTCGACAGAGAGTAAATGGAAAGCTCCCGCTTAGTTGAGGAGCATTCAAATGCCTCAAGAATTTTCCCAACCGCCGCCCAATTTGACGGCGCATCCTAACCTTGCGTTCGATGCCGACGCGATATTCCAGAAGATCACCGCGCTTCGGCAGAGCATCGTTGACGCGTGGCAGGAGCGAGCAGTCACCTTTACCCCAGAGGAGCAGCATCGATTGAAGGAGGAGATTGGCGCAACAGCTTCGCTTCTTCATGATCTTATCATGAATGGTTAGATCGCTGGTCGGACGATGCAAAGGACGGAGATCGCAGGGGGCAGTCATTTTTCTGCGGAGCGCCCTCTATGGTAACAGCCCCCCAACACAAAAGATGCGTGTGCGAATTAAACAGTTCAGGGCTTGCCCGCTCAGTCTGACAAAGCCCTCATCAACGAAAGCCCGGTAAGCGTGGAAACTATTTCGGCCATCACTTCAAGCTCAGTTCCACTTCCGTATGAAGGATAAACAAGCCCAGATGAGGTATCGGTTTGGAGGTTTGATAGCAGCCGGGTGACTGACTCGGTTGAAATATGGTTGCGCTTTTCGAGAACGCCTAATGCAATAAGGTGTTCGACCGACTGCCAGCCTCTGGCGCCAAATTCATCCTTCAATGATTTATAAAGCGACCATTCATCAACGGAGACTTCCACTAATTCACCGGCTTGAGACATATGCCGCTTAGCTAATTCGCCGTTGTAAAATATGTCCATGACCTTTGCATCAAGAGGCACAAAACGGGCGACTATCTCCAAGTGCCTACGATCCGCTGCATCTTCGTCACCCGCTGCCGCGTTCGCCAATAAGCGAGCGAACAAGTCCTGTATCTCTGTCTCGTCCTGCTTGGTCGCCTCTTCGAACCATGCCATTGCGTATCGCTCAGGTATACGGGCCGGTACAGTCTTTAGACCCAACGCAGCAAGTTTAGTGTTGACCTTCACCTGTATCTTGGCAGCGTTCTCCAACCGCCACGCGGCTATTCGGTCGCCAAGCAACCATTGCCAAGCATCGCTCAGGCTGCTCGTCAACGGTTGGCTCACATCCTTCACAATGTCGGTGGGGTCGATCATCGCTATCGCCCCCAGCGTGACGTTAGTAGTTCAGCGATCCAGACTGCGGGGCGCACAATTAGCCGATGTGAAATCGTGCGGCGCGTCGCACTCTTGCCTATGAACGCTGCCCCCTTTGGGCCATGACGATAATAAAGGGTGATCAGCATGGCTCCCCAACCACGATCTCTCAGCCAGTCATCACGGAACGCTTGAAGGAATTTCACATCAGGGTGAAGAGGATCGCCCATGGTAGCGGTTATGACAAAGCAGTCCTCTGCCTTCTTTTTCTGAATCGATGGCGGCGTATATTCGGGATCAAGAGCTATCAATTTCTCCGCGGCATCGTCCAGTCTAGATCTGAGAAGTGCTTCATACTCAGGCGTAAGTGACCAAAGACCCGGAGCGTTGTTGTTAAATTGATCGCGGTAGCTCACTCCCTCGATATTATCCTTACACAGGTGAACGATATTCTCCAGAGTTGTCCGGTCAGTTGGGTTCCAACCTAGGACCGTATCAAGGGCATCAACCATCTGCCCCATCTGAGCGACATAGGTTGGCCAGCTATTTTGTAGCGACACATATTCAAGCATGTGATCGCGAGCCAGCTTATAGATCGTCGCTATGAGGCGATTAGCTTCGTCGGTCACTGTTTGAAGGACGGAATTTTGAGAAACTGGATCAACATTGGCCAGTGCGTGATTGAACGCCACCAGCATCTCTGAGACTCGAAAGTTCACCAGTGTCGTTTGCCAACCTGCGGCCTTACCCTTGCCAATCCATGCCTCCGCATTACGGGGATCGGCTTCAAGCACTCGATTGTAGTAGGTCAGTGCTTCCGCATTGTTCCCTGCGATCTCGGCTGTCTTTGCCATACCCATGAGAGTCGATACCGTGGCCGCGGGTGCTGCCGCTTCATGACCTACCACCGTGCCGCAATATGGACACGACGGAGAAGGAATATCGGCAGGAACCTGAATGTCGCGCTCGCATGACCCGCAAACCGCAGCTTTGAAGCTCATATTTCCCCCTTCGACCTAATCGATCGCAATCTGGATCACATACACAATCAAAGCCGCATATGGTCAAGATGCCTCCGCTAAATAGGAGATGCAGCGCGGACCCAAGAAGAAATCCATAGAAGAGAAGAAGGCGGTCGGTTCCTATCGTCCGTGCCGTGACGATCCGACCATCATTCTCTCCGCGATTGTCATTCCACCCAAGATGCCAGACTATCTTCCGGCTGCGGCTCAGGAGGTATGGCACGAAGAACTGGAACGCGTCGCTCAGAGTGGTACGTCGGACCTCGATAGCAGCCTGTTCGCGGACTATTGCTGCCTCGCCGCGATTGTCCGCACCACATTCAAAGCCGGTGAAGTGCCCAAGGGCAACCAGCTTGTCGAACTCCGCAAACAGCGCGAACTCCTTGGCATCGGTGGCGCACCATCGAGAGCGCAGCGCGGCAAGGTAGCCGAACCCGACATCCGCAACGATTTCGCCAAACTCCTCGGTGAGTAACCGATGTGGTTGGAGGGCGACGGCCATTTCACGCGCATCGCTATTAGCTATGCCGAGGGCGTAACCGCTGGCACGATTCTCGCCTGTCAGCAGATTACCCAATCCTGCCAACTTTTCCTCAACGACATCGACGGCGACGAATGGGAGTTCAAGCCCAAGGCCATCGAACGCGTCTGCAAGTTCATCGAACTGCTGCCGCACAGCAAGGGCCAGTGGGCCAGCAAGCGCGAGACGATCCGGCTGGAGCCGTGGCAAGTGTGGGTGCTGGCGGGGATCTTCGGCTTCGTTGATCCCACTACCCAGTATCGCAAGGTCACGGAAGCCCTGCTGCTCATCCCGCGCAAGAACGGGAAGTCCACATTCGCGGCGGGCATCGCCACTTACATGGCCTTTCTCGATAATGAGGCAGGCGCGGAAGTCTGGATCGGCGCGAATAGCAAAGATCAGGCAGACGCCTGTTTTGAGCCTGCTCGCCAGATGGTGCTGCGCTCTCCACAATTTATGGAGGCCGCTGGCATCGAGGTTCATGCCAAGTCGGTGTTCAGCCCCGGCACTGGCTCCTTCATCCGGTCGATGATCGGCAAGCCCGGCGACGGCTCCAACCCGCATTGCGCGATCTTGGATGAGGCGCACGAGAATGACAGCAGCGAACAATATGACACGATGAAAACGGGCATGGGTTCGCGTACCCAGCCCTTGCTCCTGACGATCACGACGGCGGGCTTCAATGTCGCCGGCCCCTGTCGCCAGCTACAGGTCGATGCCGAACTCGTCCTGGCGGGCATCGTCAGCAACCCCAGCCTCTTCACGGCGATCTTCACCATCGACAAGGAGGATGACTGGACGGATTTCGAGGTCTGGAAGAAGGCCAACCCCAATTTCGGCGTCAGCATTCAGGAGAATTATCTCCGCAACCAATATGAGGACGCCCTCAACAAACCGGCCAAAAAGGCCGCGCTACTCACCAAGCACCTCAATGTTTGGGAAAACAGCACAAGCGGCTGGCTGGACATGCGCGCATGGTCGGCATGTCGATCCGACAAGACGCTGGCCGATCTAGCGGGCCTGCCTGCCTTCGCGGCCTATGACGTATCGACGCAGACGGACATTTCCGCGCTGGTCCTGTGCGTGATGGACGGTGTGACGCCCTATTTCTTCCCCTTCTTCTTCCTGCCCGAAGGTGCGGTTCAGGGCAGCAAGAATGCCGACGCCTATCGTGGCTGGTCGAGCAGCGGCCATATCGTCCTGACACCCGGCAATGCGACGGACTTTTCCAGCATCAAGGAGCAGTTCGCAAAGCTGGTGAGCCAATTCCACATCAAAGGCGTGGCCTATGACCCATGGCAGGGCCATCAGTTCGCGCAAGAGATACAGGATCAATACCCCAACATCGACGTCCGAAAGTTCGCGCAGAACATCGGCAACTATAATCCGGTCATGTTGGAGTTCGAGGCGCTGGTTGCGGACAACAAGCTACGCCACTCCGATAATCCTTGCATGAACTGGATGGCTGGCAATGTCAGCATCCGGGCGAACTCAGCCAATCACCTGTTCCCCAACAAGCCCGATAAGCAGCACCACCTAAAGATCGACGGCATAGTCGCGGCACTCATGGCTTACGCGATGAAGATGAATGAACCTGAGTTAGTCACTCCAGGCATCGACTGGCTCTGATCCCACGAACTGCCCTCCGCATAAATATCCAGAACAAAGGAGACGGGCAGAAAACATACATGTCAAAGCTATTAGACTTTCTTACCGGTGGACTTGAGTTCAAGTCACTTTCGCCAATCAGGCGCAGAACATTAGACGAGATTGGCCGCGCCATCGAAGCCGGGCAAGCAGGCAGGTTACTTGATCCGGCTGACAGCAACGCACTTTATTCAACTGCTGTCCTCTGTATCGTTCGCGTCATTGCAGACGGCATCGCGCAAGTTCCCTTCCGGCTGCAAAAGAGCGGTACAGGCCGCCGTGGTGAAGATGCCACGGACCACCCGGTATATGAACTTCTCCGCCATGAACCGAACGAATGGCAGACCTCTTATGAGTTCCGCGAACAGTTCGCCATCCATGCTGGCCTGACCGGCAACGCATATATCTTCATCAACCGTGATGGGCGTGGGGTGCCGCAAGAGCTTTACGCCTTTCTGCCCAACTCGGTCACGACTGTCCAAAACGACGACATGTCGATCAGCTACCGCGTCGCCACCGAAAAGGGCGCGTATATCGACGTTCCCGCGTCGGACATGTGGCATATCAAAGGCCCAAGCTGGGACGGCGTTGTCGGCCTGAATGCTACCAAGCTGGCGCGTGAAGCGATTGGCCTTGCACTGGCATCAGAGCAATTCGGCGCAAACCTTTTCAAGAATGGTGCGCGACCAAGCGGTGTCCTGACTTCTCCCACGAACCTGACCGCCGATCAGAAAGCCGCGCTCAAAAAGGCATGGCAGGATCAATACAGCGGCGTCGGCAACGCCCACAAGACCGCCCTCATTGAAGGCGGCATCACCTTTCAGTCCATCGCGTCCACTGCGAACGAAGCGCAGTGGGTCGAAAGCCGCAAGTTCCAGATTGAAGAACTTTGCCGCGCCTTTCGTGTGCTGCCCATCATGGTCATGCAGTCGGGGGCCACTTCCTACAATTCGGTCGAGCAGCTTCTACTTGCTCACCTCACCCATACATTGATGCCTTGGTATGAGCGCATTGAACAGTCAGCGCGCAAAGCTCTCCTGACAAAGGAAGAGAAGAAGGCCGGATATTATATCAAGCTGGACAGTCGCGCGCTCATGGAAGCGTCCACGACTGATCGCATGGCCTACTACAACGCCGGTCGAACCCAAGGCTGGCTCACCACAAATGAAATCCGCGAGAAGGAAGACCTTCCTCGCAGTGACGATCCAATGGCTGACAAGCTCATGCCAGCGGCAAATCTGTTCGGGCAACAGGCAGCCGATACTTCCGAAACCAACATGGAGAAGCAGGACGAGAACAATGGCAACGCAGATTGAGAAGAAGACCGTAATTGGCTTGGATTGCAAACTAGCCGTTGAGGCGGTCGAGACGGATACCGGCACCATGACGTTCAGCGGCTATGGCTCCGTGTTCGGCAATGTCGATAGCTATGGCGACATCATTGAGAAAGGTGCATTCAAAGCCAGCATCGAACGGCACTTGGACGCTGGCACGATGCCGATGATGTTTCTCAATCATCGCATCTACGACAGCCTGCCCATCGGCGCATGGACCGCCGTTGAGGAAGATGACTACGGCCTCAAAGTCACAGGTGAACTGCTCGACACAAGCGACGGCTTAGATACCTACAAGGCGTTGAAGAAGGGTCTCATCAAGGGTCTGTCAATTGGCTTCTACCCGGTCGTCTGGGAAATGGCGTCCAAGTCGGACGAATATCGCCGCACCATCACTGAAGTCGATCTTGTGGAAGTCAGCGTGGTCAACATGCCTGCCAACGGCAGCGCACTTGTCGCTAATGTGAAGTCCAACATTGATGAAATGAGTATCCGCGATCTTGAGCGCCTGCTTCGTGATCGTGGCCTCAGCCGCAAAGAAGCTGAGACTGTAGCGAGCCAGTTTGAGTCGAAGCGATACCTCGCAGAGCGCGAACAGAAGCGCGCTGAAATGAACGCGCTGAATGAGCGTCTGAACAAGCTGCTCGGCAAGTAAGAGCCGACAGTCAACCAATAAATAGAGGGAGGGCAAGAGCAACTTGCTCAAGTGAGCCGCTACAGGGGCGATCCTGTCAATAGGTCACAACAATAAAAACAATCCTATTAACAGGAGAGAACATAATATGTCAGATGAAACTGATAAGACCGATGCTGTTGTAAGCGCATTTGAGGAATTCAAGTCCACTTACGACGCGAAGCTGGAAGAGACCGGCCAAGCTATCACCACTCTTACCGATGCGGTCAACAACCTGACTGCCGCCGTTTCCAATGTTGAGGAAACTGTTGATACCGTCGCAGAAGAACAGAAGAGCATTTCTGTTAAGTCGGGTCGCATTGGCGCTCCAGCGATCATCACTAAGAGCAACTGGGGTCTGGAACTCCGCAATTATGTTGCAACCGGCCTAAACACCCGCGCCGTAACCACTCAGACCGGCGCTAACGCAGGCGCGATTGCCGCTGCTGGTGGCTATCTCGTTCCCGAAGAGTTCGACAAGAACCTCATCACTCTTGCTCAGGACGTTGCTCCACTGCTCGCGGAGGTTGACGTTCAGTCCACTAGCACCCCAGATGTGAAGATCCACGTTGATCTGGGCGGCACTGGTTCCAGCTGGGTTGATGAAACCGGCACCAACGGCCTCTATGATCCAACCAACACCCCATCGTTCGCAGAAGTCTCGGTTCCGTTCGGCACACTGTTCGCCAAGCCGCTGATCTCCCACTACGCCCTGAACGACGCCTATTTCGACGTTGAAGCGTTGGTGACTGATCGCGTTGCGACCAAGTTCGCAAAGGAAGTGGCGTCGTCGATCATCAACGGCACCGGCGTCAATCAGCCAAAGGGCCTGCTGACCCACACGACCGCAGCTACCGCAGACAGCGTTCGTGCTTTCGGCACCATCCAGTATATCGCTTCGGGTCAGGCTGCTGCTCTGCCAGCGGCCAACACCTACGCGAACAAATATATCGACATGGTGACGGCTCTGAACCCAATCTACCGCGCAAACGCCAAGTGGTATGCTCCACGCTCGGTCGTCGGTGAACTTCGCAAGGTTCAGGACGCGAACGGCAATTACATGTGGCAGCAGTCACTTGTGCTGGGCCAACCTTCTTCGTTCCTCGGTTTCCCTGTTGTGGAAGTGGAAGATATTCCGGGCGTGGCCGCTGGCTCGCTCAGCCTGATCTTCGGCGATCTCAAACAGGCTTACCGTGTGTATGATCTGGTCGGCACCACTATGCTGCGCGACCCTTACAGCTATGACGCCTACATTGCGCTCAAGACTTCCAAGCGTTTCGGCGGAACTGGTGCCAACACCGAAGCGGTCAAGGTGATGAAGATCGCTGCTTCGTAAGCGATAGGCGAGACGAACTCGCAAACAAGAAAGCCCGGTCAGCAATGGCCGGGCTTTTCTGTGGTCATAGTTCGCAGGCCGACGGTCCACCCGCAACCCGACGATTGGTGGAGACAAACCTGACGCCATTCCAGTTAAGCGTGTCTTTCAAACACCGCCCACCAGATTCCCATTGCGCTTCAACGTAAGGGCTTTTCACATTATAGGTGAGCCAAAGCCCATAGTATTCTTCGCCGCCATATGGGAAGCGGCTTACTTTACCAGTCGCCACGTCTGCGATCAATACGAAGCGGCAACTTGTCCCGCAGCCAAGTTCTACCATTGCATAACGGCCTGCAAAATTCGGCCCTGTCCTCATTTCGTTTATGATCCGCGTCTTAAACATAGAGAAAGCGCGGTCACGACCTGCAAAATCAGGGTATACTATTCTGCCCTGATACACTGGCGTTGCTTGAGCGAACGCTGCGGAATGTGGCAACGCTGCCGAGCCAGTAACGAGCAGGGCCGTTATAACCGATAGAGCACTGTGGCCGATTGCACCGAATTTCATTTAACCCCCAACTCATTGTGAAAGAAGATCATCTAGCGGAAATTGTGCGTCAGGGAAGGCCCGGCGGACCGGGGTCTGAATAAATATCGGGGAGGTTCCCCGATGAAAACTACAATTGAACATGACCCTGAATTTCTCGCCATCAGTGTTGATGAGGCAAAACGATGGTGCCGCATAGATGCCGATGACGACGATACGCTCATCGAAGGGCTGATAGCCGCTGCTCAAAGCGCAGCAGAAGCCTACACCGGCCGCACCATCGTTCCCAGCACCCTCGAATTTTCCTTCGACGAGGGCGACAAACGTTATGTGGTCCCGACCGCACCCGTCATCGCTATTAGCGATGTCGAGCTGATGGACCCAGAGGGCGTCAAAGAAGCCCTACCCAGCGCTGATAGCTACTGGGTGCTATTGCGGGACAGCGGGGCCGTGCTGACGCTCGCAGGGGGAATGAGGGGCTGTCGCACGCTCGTCGTTACGTGTGACGCCGGATACGCAACCCCCGACGAGATCCCTGCGCCGATCAAGCAGGCGATCGCTGTCCATGTCGGCTCCTTCTATGCCAATCGTGAGGGCCAGGACGCGGCAGCAGCCACATTCCAGAACTTGCTCAGCCCATTCAGGGTCGGTGTTTTGTGAAGGCAGGCGATTTAAAGCAGCGCATCACGTTCCTGAGCAGCACCACGACCACGAATGACATTGGCGAGGTGGTTGAGGACGCTCCAACTGAGGTCGCAACGGTCTGGGCCG